ACTAGCAGTGTATTTTCAGACATGCCGCTCTGGTATATATCCTTAACAAAAGCAGAAAGAGCCTTGTCGAGTGGTGGAACCTTGCCCTCTAAAGCCTTCTTAATATTGCCATGCATGTCCCAGCCACCGTAATGCACGGTAATAAACTTAGTACCAAACTGAGCAAGTCTGCGAGCCAGTAGCATCTGGTCACCAATACCACCCTTGCCATACATTTCACGTATAGCTTCAGGCTCTTTGTCTAGGTCGAATGCTTCTTTGGCGTTACCAAGAATGACATTATATGCTGTGTTGCCAATCTTGGTGAATGAATCCGCCTCTTTGGAATAAACCCTATCCACCCCGTCTAAAGCGCCTAGCAATTCTTTTCTCTCTGCGAAACGGCCAAGGGGAATTCTTGGTATGAGATTGTCTTTATTAGATGGATCAAACGGCTTGTGTGCTCCCCCTAAATAGGATGGCTGTTCGCCCTCAATTTTACCCTGCTTAACATAGGCTGGCATACCATTAGTAGGATGGTTAGACCCAAACACTGCTGAGGCAATAGCTCCGTGTCCCGGATACTCTGAGTTTGCTGTATTCTCCCTCTTGGGGTTGCGGTGGCCAGTCATCATCCAGTGTGTGGCCTGCCTATGCGAAGCGTCTCCGTGAGAGAAAGAGTTGACGGCTGTCAAGTGGTCTCCCTGCTGAATTAATTCTTTAAACAAACCACCAAAAGCAAGGCCGTTATTGTGTGTTACTGCTCCGGTTACTGGCCTGTGGGTCTCTGGAACCGTGTCTGTGGGTGCGTGGAAGGTTTCAAACTGAGTTGGACCACCGCCCAGCCAAACCCATACGACAGACTTGTCGCTTGGGAGAATGAATTCTTCATCCGCAAGAGCCTCATCAGAAAAGGGTAGAACACTGAGTCCTGCGCCAAGGCCACCAACTCTCAGAAAATCGCGCCTATTGAAATCAAAATCCAACATAATTCCTCCTTAATTCTATTTTAGTTATTAACCCGGAGCATTGTAGTAACCAATACTAAAGTCTTGCTTTGTACACTTTTTTATGGTTTCGTCCATACCGTGTTCTTTAAGGTGCTCCTCTATATATATACACATACTTGTGTCTGTTTCCGGCCAGTCATTCTTACAAAAATGGCAGAGCCTTGAGCATTTCCAGTGATTTCTGTTTGCAGACAGGGGTTTTGGGGACTGGTTTTTCTTGATTTCCTCAAACCTGCTCTTTAGCATCCCTAAGAATCTCGCTTCATCCTTTTTCTCAAATGGCATGCTGAAAGGTTGGGGGTCTATCTTACCTTCTGGATCTTTGCAGAAGAAGATACTCATGATTCTGTTTGGAAAATCTGGATATAGCTTAGAAATCGCATAGTAATAGAGGAGTAGCTGAGGATCGTTCATTAATGACTTGAAGTCCTTCTCTTCTCCTGTCGCCCAGTTCAATCTTCGTCCTGTCTTCCAGTCAATTACCTCTATTGTATCGTCTGAAACCTTGGTAACCAGATCTATGGTTCCTTTGATTGCTAATTGACCCTCAATAGTCTCTCCTTCTGGTGTTTCATACTCAAACTTGGCCCAATCTTCTTCGATGACAATGTCAAAGTGCGGTTCTGTTTCGTACACATCCCTGCTGCGAGGGTCAAATTGACCGCTGTTATGTTTTAGCATTAGCCAAGTTACTGTAGACATCTCCTTTCTGTCTGCCGGTCTCCATTGGTGCGTGGAATTTTTTCCGTATGATTCGTAACTTAAATCAGCTATGGTTTCCACACACTCGTCTGTATAGAGGGCGTCCTTTGAAAATTTCACTTCTCCTACGGCATCATCAGTTACCTTTAAATACTTCACGCGGGGTTTGTCTTGTTGATATTTTTTAAGCCCAGCAAGAACTTCCATAACCTTGTGAACCATTGTTCCAAGTTCAGCCTTCTTGCCGCTATCAGACTGGTGGCCCAGCACGTAGGTAATAAAGTATTGCATTTGGCAATAGTCGTAATTATTATAGCTAGAGCTTCTAACGTATGTGATTAACATTTATTGTCCTATAATTGGAGAGCAAACTTCATCCACTTTCTGTAATGTGTCTTCCAGAGACCCGTCATTATGAATGATTGCATCAAAGTTGTCCCAGTCAAAGTTCTCTGGGTCTAAGCCACACTCACTGGCGTGGTTGTCTTTACGTGTGTTGCGAGTCAACCTAACAACCTTTCCTCCGGCGTCTTGGATTGCCTTCACTTCATTCGGAAATCTCACGTCTGGAACAATGGCTAAGTTTGATTGTTCTGAAAGAATCTTATCGAGGGCGTGATTAACGTGGACTGGTTCATACATCTTGCGCATAACGTCTGTGCCAAGGTATTGCATAAACTCTCTGGCGGTCATTGGACCCTCTTTCCAATATGCTTTGACTGGCTCCCAGCCTTGTATGGAACCTATTCTGGAATCAATAGGCGGCTTTTTGATAATGTTAGAGTTTACGAACCTTGGCATATTCTCCCAAAGAAGATGTTCTTGAATCTGATTCTTCTGCTCGTCTGTGCCGTACACCTGCTCTGGTTTCAGGCCAAAGAATTCAACGCATAGGCTTTTCAAACCATCAGCAAAGCTATACATCTTTATGTAGGGCCAAAGATCTCGTTCAGCATACGATGTGAATTCTTCGTCTTTACGGGTGACATCAAACACTCCGTATCCAGTTTCTCCAACTTGATTGGTAGTTTCGATAGCAAGCTCTCCAGCCTTGTCAACATAAAAGTTGCTAATCATCCCCATAGATTTAAGCACCTTGCCGTGTATATAATTGGCGGTTGTATTTTTACCCGACTGTTTCTTCCCTGATATTCCTAGTATGCACGGCATCAATATAAACCTTTCACTTGTGATAGTATGTCAGAACGGATCTGGTTGGAAGTCATGCCGCCAACGTCTTTATGTGTCATTCTTGGAAAATGTAGTTTAAACATTCTCCCAAGTCCTCGTTGTATTTCTGTCTTAGACTCTCTTCCGGCCTGATCGTTGTCAGTCAGTATAACCAAGGTGGTAGTTCCACTGGTCAGCAGCTTGAGCCTTTGCTGTGTGCTGAGAGATTTACCAAAAATACTAACAGCGTTACCTACTCCAGCCTCATGTAGTTTCCATACGTCTCCCTGCCCCTCTGTTATAAACAAGCAAGACTGCTCAGTCGCCCTGTCTATCGCCCTGTGATAATTATACAGAAACCGTCGCTTGTCAAACCCCTTGGTAAACAAGAACTTTGGGCTATGATAATCTTTGATTGCTCTGCCTATGTGGGCTACCACATGAGTGCCATCGTCATTATGTATTGGTATAACTGCTCTTTGGTACATTGAAGAAGACTTATCAAAACAATCTCCCACACTAAAATAATGCAGGGTCTCCTCCGTGAAACCTCTGCCAACAAAGTACTCTGAGGGATGTGAAAAGCTATGTTTATGATTGGTCTCAGCCTTATAGGCGGAGTGTTGAGTCTTGGAGAAGATGCCAACTAGCTTTACAAAGTCACTCGGCTCTTCAGTTTTTTCAATCTTAATGCTGCGACTGTCTATGTTTAGAATCTTGCACACCCATATCAGTGACTCTTTAAAACTTGTTTCTTTACCTGTTTGCTGTGACAGTACTCCCTTGATTAGGCCAAATATGTCGTTCTCATATTCAGCTTGGCAGTCTCTTGTCCAACATCTCCATATTTGTTTCTCTAAAGACATAGAAAAAGCCCGACTGTTATCACTACCCTCGTGGATTGGGCATGTAGAATAAATGTTGTCTCCTAAAACCTCGTATTCAATGCCTAAGCTATTGAGTACCAGTTCAACGTTATCAAATATGATACTTTTAATTTTCTTCAAGTTCATTGTTTTCAATATCTTGCAAATCATCACCATTGATAAGACCCGTATCTCCTGACGGCTGCTTCTTGAATTCATTTCTGGTTTTTAATTCTAAGAGTCTGGCATATTCTCCCATCATGTCCATGTTAATATAGTCTCCATCATCTAACCCTGCCCCGTGGCGAGCAACGATGGGAACAAGTTTTCTATTGCCAGCACCAAGGCCGTCTTCCGCAAGTTCTTCTGGTGACTTTTTCTTGAAAATACTAAAGGATGTACAGAGCCAAATAAGCCTGTCGGAACCGCTAACTGTGTCAGTACTCTCCTTGGTGATGCCGTCTCTATTCAATTGAACAAACGAAAGGCATGGGAAATCGTACTTTACGCACAGGTTGTGTAGCTCAGTGATCTGGAATCCTAAAGCTTGGTATTCCTGTACATTATATGTGATGGAGCTTGATGACATTAGCTTTAGATAATCATAAATCACAACACACTCGTTGGTATTTCCGTATTCGTCCATGCCTACTTCTTGTAGTATCCACCTCTTAATAATATTAAGCACCTGCTCAAAAGGTTTACCCGCCACAGACGAGTAACTGTATGGCATTGACTCTATTTTTTTAACCGCTTCTTCTACCATTTCTAATTTGTCATCGTCATCCGCAAATGACCCCGTTGCTATATCATTAATAGGTATGCTACTAAGATTTGAGATTATGCGATTGAGGTGGTCTTCCTTAGACATTTCAGTGTCAAGCATGAGCACTGGGATGCCATTAGACGCAACATGTATCGCAACGTTGTCTGCGAAGACACTCTTACCAACCTTTGGTCTAGCAGAAACCAAGTCTACACACTTCCGACGCAGCCCTCCACCAATAGACGTGTCAAACCTAGTGAACCCAGTTGGTATGCCGACTATGTCGCATTGGTTGTCTTTAAGGAAGGTAACGTACTCTCTGGCGTCGTCCCCAATTCTGTTGGGTTTTTCACCACCGTCGTCTTCTCTCAAGAAGTCCATAACTGGAGCTTCAACCATAGAGAGTATTTCATCTACGGACTCAGTTCCAGTAACAGTATCAGCTTCTCTGCTGATCTTCCCAACAAGTGACTTTATTTTGCGTGCCAGTTCAAACTTCTTGAGTTGTACAGCAAAGGTTACTACGTTATCCTTCTTGACTGGGAAGTCGAAGAGGGATTTAATATACTGAAGCTCTTGTTCGCTATTAACAATTTCCGCGACCTTCAACTGTGAAGCAGCAGACAGTATAGACGGTAGGTCTATCTCTGCGTTGGTAGAGATGGCCTGCGTGACACACTTGTAAAGAATCTGATTGTTAGAATGAACAAACGTATTATGGTCAATGATGTCAGATAATTCAACGTAGGCTTCTATCCCATACTGGAATAAGCCAGCAAGCACGGCCCTTTCGGAACCGATATCTGAAAGACTTGATGTCATCTTGTTTTACCTTCCGAT